CGTTCCTTTATCCAAGACCTACACGAAAGACTGAAACAAGATGACGACGACGAGTGAATCAGTAGATTTACTGAAAGCAATTGACCTAACAGGACTATTGCACAAGACAGCAGACGAGAAAGCCAAACAACTCCCTACCCCATCTGGATACCGCATTCTGTGCGCTATCCCAGAACAGGAAAAAGAGTTTGACGGCGGCATCATCAAAGCTGACGAAACTATCATGATTGAAGAAACTCTAACAACCGTGTTATTCGTGGTTGCTATGGGGCCAGATTGCTACAAAGATCCAAGTCGTTTCCCGACTGGCGCTTATTGCAAAGTTGGTGACTTTGTTTTGATTAGACCCAATGCTGGAACCCGATTGGTTATCCATGGTAAAGAATTCCGAATGATCAATGATGATTCGGTTGAAGGTACCGTTGACGATCCACGCGGAATTCGGCGCAAATAAGGAGCAGAAATGCTAGATGAATACAAATTTCCCGATGAAAAAGAAGACAAAGACAAAGTAGATGACGAGATAGAACTCGAATTCGAAGACGACACTCCTACTGAAGACCGGAATAAAGACCCGCTCCCAGAGGAAGTTAGAGAAGAACTCTACAACGACGAGCTAGAAGACTACTCGACCAAGGTCAAGAAGAAGCTTATCCAGATGAAAAAGCTGGCGCATGACGAGCGTCGGGAAAAAGACGCCGCTAGACGCGAGCAAGATGAGGCTGTTGAGCTGGCTAAAAGGGTAATTGAGGAGAACAAACGCCTTAAATCCACCCTAAACGACAGCGAAAAGAACGTCTTATCGTCTATCCAGCGCGCAGTTGACTTGGAACTTGAGGCGGCAAAGCGGGCTTACCGAGAGGCTTATGACTCTGGGGACACCGAAAAGGTAATGGAAGCTCAAGAAAAATTAACCGAAGCGTCGATAAAACGCGACAAAGTTAAGAATTACCGACCAGCGCCTTTACAAACCGAAGAGTTTGAGGTACAAACGCCCACAAGGCAACCAGAGCGAGTGCCTGTTGATAACTCAGCAGTAGCTTGGCAGAAACAGAATACTTGGTTTGGAGCCGACAAGTTGATGACAGGTATGGCCTTGGCTATGCACGAACAACTAAAAGAAGAAGGGGTAGTCCTTTCCTCACAAGAGTATTACAGACGTATTGATGAAACGATGCGTCACCGGTTCCCAGAGAAATTTGAGAACGACAAACCCGGCGAAAGTCGCGGCACAAAACCAAGCTCGGTAGTGGCTCCAGCCAACCGCAGCACATCCTCAAAGCGCGTCAGGTTGAACACAAGTCAACTCAACATCGCTAAAAAACTAAACCTAACTCCTGAGCAATATGCTAGGGAGATGCTTAAATTGGAGGCCTAAATGGCTGAAAACAGAAAACCTCGTGAACTTGAAGAACGTGTAATAGAAGAGCGTCCTAAGCAGTGGATGCCAGCTGAACTTCTTCCAGAACCAGACAAAGTTCCCGGGTACCGTTATCGCTGGATTCGTGTTTCAAACTTAGGCGCAGCTGACCCGCGCAACCTTTCAGCAAAACTGAGAGAGCATTGGGAACCAGTAGCACTAGAAGAACAACCAAAATTCAGACTGCTAGCTGATCCGACTAGTCGATTCAAAGACAACATCGAAATTGGCGGGTTATTGCTCTGCAAGACTCCGGAAGAGCTGGTGGAACAGCGTAATTCACATTACGCCAAACAAGCCAACGCTCAAGCCGAAGCTGTTGACAATAGCTTAATGCGTCAGAGCGACCCGAGAATGCCTCTCTTTAGAGAGAACAAATCCTCGACTAGTTTTGGCAAAGGTATGTAATCTTTTATTGGAGTCTTAAATGGCATTTCCTACCGTTTCGGCACCTTACGGCCTAGAGCCCATCAACTCGCTTGATGGTAAGCCCTACGCTGGTGCATTCCGCCAAATTCCTGTTGCTGCTGGTTTCGGCACCGCTATTTTCAATGGCGATACCGTTCAAATCAACGCTGATGGTTATTTGATTAAATCAACCTCTACTAACGCTGGCACTATTGTTGGTGTTTGCACGGGTGGTCAGTACGTTAATTCGTCTGGTCAAACCGTTCAAGCTCAATATATTCCAGCATCTATCAGCACATCTACCAACCTAGCTTACGCTTACGTTGTGGATGACCAACAAGCTTTGTTCAAAGTAGCCGTTGTTACCTCTGGTACAACTATGGGTACTGCGAGCCGCGCTGATGTCGGCTCTAACGTCGCTTTGGTATTGAACGCAGGTTCTACTACTACTGGAAACTCAGCTTTTGCTGTGACATTGACCGGTGCTGGTACTACTTCCACTATACCAATCCGTGTTATCGACGTTGTTGAACAGACTGCAACTGCTGCTGGTGTTTACTGCGAGTTGTTGGTGAAGATCAACGCCCACCAATATAACAACACCACTGGTGTTTAAGGAGTAAATCATGGCAATTTCACGCGCACAACTACTTAAAGAGTTGCTCCCCGGACTTAATGCATTGTTCGGTCTTGAGTACGCCAAATATGGCGAAGAGCACAAAGAGATCTACGAAACAGAGACATCTGAGCGTAGCTTTGAAGAGGAAACAAAACTGTCTGGTTTCTCAGCAGCTCCTGTCAAGAACGAGGGTTCAGCCATCGCTTATGACAATGCTCAAGAAGCATGGACAGCTCGCTACAACCACGAAACCATCGCTTTGGGTTTTTCGCTTACCGAAGAGGCCATCGAAGACAACTTGTACGACAGCTTGTCTGCTCGCTACACCAAGGCATTGGCCCGTGCTATGGCTTACACCAAGCAAGTTAAGGCTGCTGCAACATTGAATAATGGTTTTACTAATTCTGCCGCTTATTACGGTGGAGATGGTGTGCCTTTGTTTAGTGCTTCACATCCCTTGATCACTGGTGGCGTTAACAGCAACATCCCATCTACCGCAGCTGATTTGAACGAGACTTCTTTGGAAGCCGCCGTTATTCAGATCTCCTTGTGGACTGATGAGCGTGGACTGTTGATCGCATCAAAGCCTAAGAAGCTGATCGTTCCTCCATCATTGATGTTCGTTGCTACTCGCCTCTTAGAGACTGAGTTGCGCGTCGGTACTACCGATAACGATATCAACGCATTGAAGAACAACGGTTCTATCCCTGATGGATATGCTGTAAACCACTTCTTGACTGACACAAACGCTTGGTTCTTGACCACAGACGTTCCTAACGGCATGAAGCACTTTGTGCGTACCCCCCTGTCACAGTCTATGGACGGTGATTTTGACACTGGTAACGTCCGTTACAAGTCTCGCGAGCGTTACAGCTTCGGCTGGTCTGACCCTCTCGGCATGTACGGCTCTGCCGGCGCTTAATAGGCAAATAAGAAAGGGGGTCACAAGCCCCCTTTTTTTGTTTAGAACATTGTGAATATTCATTTAATCGTGTATATTCAAACAAGTCTAGGAATTTATACCTGTACCAGCCAGCCTAGTGGACGATGCACAGATGGTACAGGGACTTGTGCATAAAGGAGATCCTCATGGGATTCGCAACTCACTTAGGCCCGTGGTTATTGGGTACTGTCAAAAACACAACCGGCACTACTGCTGGCACCATCCGTAATATGGGCGCAACTATCGTTGCCCAGACTTATACGGCCCCCACTTCCGTCATTTTGGCAACTCCTGCTGCACAACAAATGTTTGTGCTTCCTGCTGGCGCTAAGATTATTTCTTTTGGTCTTGAAGTTAATGTCGCCCTGACTGGCGCGACTAACTGTGGCGTTACTATTGGTAGCGCTGGAACGGCTAACCTGTATATGGCTTCTGTCAATACCGGCACTTCAGCAGTTCAAACTTCTCCAGCAACTATTGCAGCGGCCACTTCAGGTCTTTATGACAGCATTGGCACAACTGATGCAATTGTTTATGGTACTTTTACCGCAGCCACTGCTGACGCTACTGCCGGTACGATTACTGTTACTGTTCAATACATTGTGCGCGACTCTAGCGGTAACGCTAACCCACCCGCAAACCAACAGTAATTGATCTTAGGGGCCTTGGCCCCTGTTTCTAAAGGAGATTGATTATGGGTATGCAAACAGACGTAAAAGCGGGTCACCTTAACAACTCTGGTTTTGTTGTTTTGGGAAGAAATAGGCTAAAAGCCATTTCTATGGTTGGAACAGCTACAGCTGGAACACTGGACATTTTTGACACCGCCACAGCACCTGTCTCAGCAACATACGAGAGAGCGGCTACGCTTATCACTGTTACCAAGAGCGCACACGGGCTAGTTACTGGAGATGTAGTTGGGCTTGCGTTTGCAACAGCAAGCGGAACATCTGGCACAAACGGCAACTATGTAATTACACGTTTAACCGCAAACACTTTTACAGTGACAGACATTAACTCTGGAACTATTGCTGCCGGAACAGCAGCTGTGTACGCATCGTTGTGGGTTGCTAGTTACGACACTGGCGCTTCTGACTTGTTTGGTAATTTTGCGTTAATTCCCGGTGAAGGGATACTGGTTAAAAACGGTATCTACTTGAGTATGTCCAATCTACTTTCTGCCAACGTTTACTATGGCTGATACCGAGAAAAGCATTAATCTAGTTGGGCGCAAACTTATGGTTGCGATCCCAGCTTACGACGGGAAGCTGAACATTGATTCGGCTTTTGCGTTGTCCAATCTGGCCGTTAAGGTTCAGCCGTTGGGGATTAAGCTTTATCTTACGCACCTCTCGGGGTGCTCCCTTATTACAAAAGCCCGCAACTGCTTGGTTGCTGACTTTTTAAAATCTGACGCAGACACACTTCTGTTTGTTGATGCAGATGTTGTTGTTACAGCTGATGCAATACTCCGGTTATTTGCGCTGAGTCTTGACAAAGACATTACGGCTGGTATCTATCCTCGCCGTGGCATGGATCGCAAGTTCTTCCTTGACTATCACCTTGATGAAAATGGCGCTCTTGAGTTTGATAAGAACGGCTTGCTTCGCGTGAAGCGTATTGGCACAGGATTCATGATGATCCAACGCCATGTTATCGAGACAATGATTGCAAACCACCCAGAGTGGGCATACGACAATAATGTAGACAACCGAACAGATCACGCCATCTTTGATCTAAAGATTGTGAACGGTGAGTACTACGGCGAAGATTACCTTTTTTGTGATCGTGCAACCGAAGATGGTTTTACGGTTTTCCTTGACCCATCAATCAGTCTTCCTCACGTTGGACAAGAAAAGTTCACACGAAACTTTGAGGAAGATGTGCTGCAGCCGCTACTAAAAGAGCACTGCACACCGGTATTGAAAGTTGTAAATGGCTAAGTCACCAGCATGGCAACGCAAAGAAGGCAAGAACCCCAGCGGTGGCTTGAATGCCAAGGGCCGAGCCTCCGCGAAAAAGCAAGGGATGAACTTGAAACCGCCGCAACCAGAAGGCGGATCAAGGAAAGACTCTTTCTGCGCTCGCATGGAGGGGATGAAAAAGAAGTTGACATCCGCAAAAACAGCGAAAGACCCGAACTCTAGGATTAACAAAAGCCTGCGGGCTTGGAAATGCTAATGGATGCACACCTTATTTGGTCAGCAGTTTTATCCATTGTGATGGGAGCATTTGGCTTCTTCATGCGGGAGAAGCTTGGCCAAGTCAGAGACATGGGCGAGGACATTAAACGTGTTGAGCGCCTTTTAAACATAACCCGTGAGGAGGTAGCCCGTGATTACGTTACTCAAACAGAAATTCAACGCATTACTGACCATATTGACCAGCGCTTCAATCGCCTTGAAGCAAAGATTGACCAGCTTATTCAAGCGGGAAGATAATGCCAAGTAAGAGCAAGAAGCAACACAATTTCATGGAAGCTGTGGCACACAATCCAGAGTTTGCCAAGAAAGCAGGGGTTCCCCAATCCGTGGGGAAAGAGTTCAGCAAGGCCGATAAAGGCAAAACTTTTAAACGAGGTGGTGAAATGGCTACAACTAAGATGGGTAAACCAATGATGAAGCCCGGTATGAGCATGGCTAAGGATGGCATGAAAAGGCCTACTCCTATGGCTGATACATCTATGGGTGGCGGCATGGGCATGATGAACAAAGGCGGGAAAGTCAAAAAAATGGCTGGCGGTGGCTTTGTTCGTTCAGCTGACGGTATTGCTAAAAAAGGCAAGACTAAAGCTAAACAAGTCAAAATGAAATCTGGCGGATATTGTTAAGGAGCCCATCATGGCACAAGGACGTATTGTTAGTAAAAAAGAACTGGAAGACTCTGGTCTTAGCTTGCGTGATTTTCTAAACAAAGAACGTGGCTTGACTCGTAAAGCTCCAGAAGGCACTAAGTTTGGCGAATACAAACCACGCCGCGAACCCAAGCCTTTAACAGAAGTTACAAAACCCGGAACAAATACTAATTACGAAAGTGATGAAGTATCTGATATGACCTTTAACAAAGGCGGCAAAGTGGGTTCTGCATCTAAGCGCGCTGATGGTATTGCTCAACGGGGTAAAACCCGTGGAAAGATGTGTTAAATGCGACCTAGCCGTGGCATGGGCGCTATTAACGCCAGCAAAATGCCTACGGGAGTTAAAAAAGCCCGTAGGGATGACACTGACTTTACGCAATACGCTGAAGGCGGCAAGGTTGGTTTGTATGCCAACATCAATGCCAAGAAAAAACGTATTGCCAAGGGTTCCGGCGAGAAGATGCGTAAAGTTGGCAGCAAGGGTGCTCCTACAGCGCAGGCATTCATTAACTCTGCTAAAACCGCGAAGAAATAAAAGATGAGTACTACAGGTTCTTCCGTATTTAACATGGACTTCTCGGAGCTTGCCGAGGAGGCGTGGGAGCGCGCTGGCCGTGAGATGCGAAGTGGATACGACTTGCGTACAGCTCGTCGTTCCATGAACCTAATGACCATTGAGTGGGCTAACCGTGGCCTAAACATGTGGACTATTGAGCAGGGAACAATCACTTTGACTCCGGCATTAAGTACTTATGCCCTGCCTACAGACACCATCGATCTGCTAGACCATGTTATCCGTACAGGTGCTAACTCAGTGAACACTCAAGCTGACTTGAGTATTACCCGTATTAGCGTATCAACCTACGCCACTATCCCTAATAAGTTAGCTCAAGGCCGCCCAATTCAAGTGTGGATTCAACGCCTGTCTGGTGAAACAAACCCTACAGATTCAACTTTAGCTGCAACCATTAACTCAACTACTACAACAATCACGTTGAGCTCAGTTGTTGGCCTCGCGGGCGCGGGATACATCCGCCTTGATACAGAAGATATCTACTACGCTTATATCGATGGAAACTCATTAGGCGGAGTATTCAGAGGACAGAACAACACTACAGCTGCAGCACATACAGTTGGCGCGGCAGTCTACGTTCCCCAGCTGCCAGCATTTACTGTATGGCCAACGCCTGACTCTAGCCAGACCTATCAATTTGTTTACTACCGTATGCGCCGCATTCAAGACGCTGGCTCAGGTGTGCAGACTCAAGACATGAACTTCCGTTTCTTGCCATGTGTAGCAGCCGGTTTGGCTTACTACATTGCTATGAAACAACCCGAACTTGTAAACCGCTTGCAGATGCTCAAATCGGTCTACGACGAACAATTTAACTTAGCAGCTGGTGAAGACCATGAGAAGGCAACAATGAGGCTTGTGCCTCGTCAGGCCTTTATTGGAGGAGGCGCTATCTAATGGCCAGTCCATACGCATCAGGTAAATACTCGATTGCCGAGTGTGACCGTTGCGGGCAGCGGTACAAACTTAAACAGCTGAAGATGGAGATAATCAAGACTAAGCTTTACCAGCTAAAAGTTTGCGAATCATGTTGGGATCCTGATCAGCCGCAGTTGCAGCTGGGCATGTATCCAGTCTACGATCCACAGGCTGTAGATCAGCCTAGACCAGACACAACATATGTTTCTGCGGGTATTGGCCCTGACGGCTTCCCAACAGGTGGCTCAAGGGACATTCAGTGGGGCTGGTATCCAGTGGGTGGCTCTAGATTGTTTGATGATGGATTAACGCCAAATAACTTGGTGGCAACAACAAGTGTTGGTACAGTAACGGTAAGCGTAACTTAGGAGAGAAAGATGGACAAGAAAGACTTAAAACAGGACAAGAAAATGATTGCTGGTGCAGTGCATAAACATGAGAAAAAGATGCATCCCGGCAAGCCAATGACTAAGCTCAAAAAAGGCGGCCCAACATCTTTGGATCGCAAGAATTTTGGACGCAATCTGTCACGCGCTAAAAATCAAGGAGGCTAACATGGCCACATTTAGCAAAAAAGTAATGGGCAAAGAAGTTGGCTCTGCCAGCACTTATGCCGAGCCACACACAATGACCGGTAAATCTATGAAGATTGCCAACAACCCCGGCAAAGAGCCAAACCGCAGCAAGCTTAATGAATACGATATGAGCGTTGGTAACATCAGCAAGTCTGCTGGTGATGAGCCAGCTAAAACATCTGGTATCAAGATTCGCGGAACTGGTGCTGCTACTAAAGGCGTGATGGCCAGAGGCCCGATGGCATGACGTACAACGAATTAGTCATTGCTGTTTCAGACTACTGTGAGAACACGTTTCCCACGGTAGATATGAACATTATGATTAAACAGGCGGAGCAACGCATCTATAACTCGGTGCAAATCTCCAACCTGAGAAAGAACGTGACTGGAACCGTTACCTCTGGTAATAAGTACTTGTCTGCGCCTGATGATTTTTTGTCTACATACTCTTTGGCTGTATACCCAGTTGCTGGTGGCGATTACTTATATTTGTTAAACAAAGACGTTAACTTTATTAGAGATGCCTACCCCAATCCGGCGGATACAGGCAAGCCCAAACACTACGCTATCTTTGGCCCGCAGTCTGCCGATGTAAAAGAATTGACGTTTATTCTTGGCCCAACACCAGATGCAACATACAGCGCAGAGCTGCACTATTACTACTATCCTGAATCAATCGTAACTGCTGGCCAGACTTGGCTTGGTGATAACTTTGATTCAGCCCTTCTTAATGGAACAATGTTGGAAGCAATAGCCTACATGAAAGGCGAGCCTGATCTTGTTACTTTGTATAAAGAGCGTTATGAGTCGGCAATATTTTTACTCAAGAACTTGGGCGATGGCAAACAACGTATGGATGCTTACAGGGATGGACAAGTTAGGAACCCTGTCGTATGAGCATAGTCCAAACCCAGACAACCAGCTTCAAAGAGCAGCTGTACAGTGGCGTTCACAATTTGCTTACAAACAGCTTGTACATTGCTTTGTACACCGGAAATGCAAATCTCAACGAAGCAACTACGGTTTACAGCTCTACTAACGAGATAACTGGAACTGGTTATGTAGCTGGTGGTAAATTGCTTACTGGCGTTACTGTTCAGAGTGATGGATATACGGCTTATGTAAGCTTTGCAAACCCAGTTTGGAGTCCAGCTGCATTCACAACAAGATGCGCGCTAATCTACAATGCGACTCAAGGAAACAAGTCTATTGCTGTATTAGATTTTGGTTCAGATAAGACATGTACAACTACGTTCACAATCACTTTGCCGGCCAATACATCAACATCCGCACTTATTAGGAGTTCAAATTGATAGTTACGACAACTAAAGGCGAAATGGATGACTCTTTGCTAGAAAAGCGACAGGGCGACATTGACAACGAAAACGAAACAACCACATGGACAGAATATTGGCTAGAGGGTGAATTAGTCCACCGTTCTGCTCATGTAACTTTGAAAAAGCCGCCAACTGTTGGTGGTGAGACTGGTACTTTTTAAGGAACTACTATGGCAAATACAGCATCAATGTGTACCTCTTTTATGGGCGAGTTAATGACTGCAACCCATAACTTTGGTACTGCACCCACACGGGCAACATCTGCAACCGATACATTCAAGGCGGCTTTATACCTGTCTTCAGCCACCTACAACGCGGCAACTACGGCATATTCTGTTACCGGGGAAGTTTCTGGTACGGGGTATACGGCGGGCGGTGTAACGGTAACGGCGGCAACTCCTCCTACTGCGACCAATAGTTCGGCAACTGCGGGTGTGGCGTTCTTTACGCCTTCTGCTTCGATAACATACACAACAGTGACTTTGACTACAGCGTTTAATGCGGTGCTGATTTATAACTCAACTCAGTCTAATAAGGCTGTGGCGGTTTATACCTTCGGTGACCAGACGATTACCGCAGGTACGTTCACCTTGACAATGCCATCGAACACAACCACAACTGCCTTGATCCGTTTAGCTACCACCTAAAGGGTAAACAATGTCTCTCGGCTGGGGCTACCAAACGTGGGGGGCTAATGGCTGGGGCGGCACTCTTGAAGCAACAGGGGTAGATGCTACTGGAGCCATTGGGTCAGTCTCGCCTGATAGATCTGTAGCACTAACGGGTGTATCGGCTATTGGAGAGATAGGTTCTCTAACTCCAAGCCAATCGGCGGCAGAGACAGGGGATACGGCATTTGGAGAAATTGGGACACTAAGTCCAGTCTTAACGCTGGCTCTGACGGGCGTACAGGCCGCCGGAGAGGTTGGAACAGTAACGCATGGCAAATCTCTTGATTTAACGGGCGTAGAGGCTGTAGGGGCTGTAGGAACGATATCAAGGGGGGAAACATCGTTTGCCCTGACTGGAAATGTAATCTCTGGTGAGATTGGAATCGTTACCAGAGATGTAAGTTTTAGCTTGACAGGATTGTCAGCTAGTGGAGAGGTTGGTTCAATTGTTCCAACCCTTGAATTTGGATTGACTGGGGTAGAGGCGATTGGTTCACTGGGGCAAGTAATTGTCCCGCTTCTACCTAACACGATAGCTGGAGAGATTGGTAGCGTAACGACAGACAGGACGATTGAACTTGCGGGGTTGTCTCTAACAGGTTCGGTTGGTTTGTTAAGCGTAGCGCCAAGGGTGGTTGCCTTAACGGGCGTATCAGCAACGGGGCAAATTGGAACTGTAATTGCAGTTTATTGGAAAATAATAGATGACTCACAGACAGCAAACTGGCAAAATATCAACAACCCGCAGACTCCAGTTTGGTCGAATGTTGTTGATACACAAACGCCTAACTGGCAAGAAGTCGTAACTTGAGGTAAAAAATGGCAACAGCATATACATCATTACTAGGGCTGGCACTTCCCGTCACAGGAGAACTGTCTGGAACGTGGGGAACCACGGTAAATGACGCTATTACAAGTCTTTTAGATACTTCAGTAGCAGGCACTACCACCATCTCTTCTGATGCAGATGTAACCCTGACCACCACAACTGGTGCGGCAAATACCTCTAGGCAGGCTATCCTTTTATGGACAGCAAGCGGAACGGTGACAAGAACTATCACAGCGCCAGCACAGTCTAAGACCTACATCGTCATTAACAAAACAGGAAGCACCCAGTCTATTAAGTTGGTGGGCGTAGGGCCAACAACGGGCGTGACCATTGTTGCTAACGAGTCTGCGGTTTGCGCTTGGAATGGGGTTGACTTTGTTAAAGTTTCAACCACGGCTACGGCATCTTCGTTTAGTGCTGGAACAACTGGATTTACCCCAAGTACAGCAACAACTGGTGCTATTACCCTTGCCGGAACTTTAGGCACGGCCAATGGCGGTACAAACCTTACAACGTTTACTAATTCTGGTATTTTCTTTGCCTCGTCAACTAGCGTAATTGCACAGTCTTCTAACTTGACTTGGAACGGCACATCTTTGGCTGTGACTGGAACTGCGGCTGTAACGGGCGCTTTAACTGCAACCTTAGACTCAACATTTAGCTCGACAGGTGCGTTGCTAATCAGCAAGGGTACAACGGGACAACAGCCGGGCAGCCCCGTCACGGGCATGTTGCGCTACAACACTACTACTAATCAGTTTGAAGGCTACAGCGGATCATCTGCGGCATGGAACCCAGTGGGTGGTGCAAGCCTAAGCAATGACACAAGTACAGCAAGTAATTTGTACCCATTGTTTGCAAATGCAACATCAGGTTCAGCGACCACTTTATACACAGGCAACGCTAAACTACTGTACAAGCCAAGCACTGGTGAGTTACAAGCGTCAGTTCCAGTAGCATTAAACGGTATTGTGGTGAACAGCCAAACAGTGGCTACAAGCTACACGATTGCCGTTGGGTATAGTGCCATGTCATCTGGCCCCGTTTCAATAGCAAGCGGGCAAGCGGTAACTGTTTCTAGCGGTAGTCGCTGGGTAGTCGTTTAAGGAAAAATTATGGCAAGCATTGTTGTTAATGGCGATACATCTGGGGCAGTAACCCTATCTGCACCTGCGGTAGCGGGAACAGTCACAGTCACACTACCAGCCACAACTGGCACGATGTTGACTACAGCATCTAGCACAGGCATTAGTGGTAGTGCTATATCTTCTGGCACGGTTGCAGAGGCTTATGGCGGTACAGGAACAAGTACTGGTTACTACGGCTTCAAAAACCGCATCATCAATGGTGCGATGGTGATTGACCAGCGTAATGCGGGGGCTAGTGTTACTCCCGCTGACGGAGCATATACATTGGATAGATGGCAATACCAAGCATCGCAAGCATCAAAGTTTACTGTTCAACAAAATGCTGGTTCTGTTACGCCCCCTACTGGATTTAGTAATTATCTTGGAGCAACAGTCGCATCATCTGTATCGATTGGTTCAGGTGATTACTTTGGTCTTCTTCAAAGAATTGAGGGCTTTAACTTTGCAGATATGGCATGGGGAACAGCATCTGCCGCTACTGTGACTTTATCGTTTTGGGTGCGAAGTTCTTTAACTGGAACATTTGGCGGGGTTTTACGCAACTCTGCACAAAATCGTTCATATCCTTTCACTTACACAATTAGTTCTGCTAACACATGGGAATACGAAACAATAACCATTGCTGGTGACACTTCTGGAACATGGGTTGGTGGCACAAACGGAATTGGTTTGCAAGTTTGGTTTAGTCTTGGTGCTGGTTCAACATACAGCGGAACTTCTGGTGCATGGGCGGGTTCTAACTTTTTATCAGCCACAGGCGCAACAAGCGTAGTCGGCACAAACGGTGCTACCTTCTACATCACAGGCGTACAACTAGAAAAAGGCAGTACCGCAACAAGTTTTGATTACAGACCTTATGGTACTGAGTTGGCTTTGTGTCAGAGGTATTGCGTTAATTACAACTCAGCAAATGCAAGTTCTTCATACTTTAGATATGGCATAGGTGAGAATGAAGGCACTACTGTTGCTTCTCAAATACTTCAATTTCCAGTTTCAATGAGAACAGGGCCAACTTTAACAACAACTGGAACTGCGGCTAATTATGCTGTTTACAGCGCTGGAAGTGTTATTGCTTGCACTGCTATACCTTCTATTGGGACTACAAGCCCACTAACTGCACAAATAGGTTGGACTACTGCTGCTGTTCTAACCGCTGGTAGGGCTTCTTCTCTTTTGGCAAATAACAACAATACATCATATTTAATTTTTTCTGCGGAGTTATAAATGACAACATACAAACTTCTTAAAAGTGGTATTGAAAATCAAGTGTTTTCTGTTTTGCGTGATGGAAAAGACAGCATCCCATTTGACCCAGACAACACCGATTACCAAGCCTTTTTGAAGTACCAAGCCGAAGGTGGCAAGGTCTATGGCGCAGACGAGGAAGTACCCAATGGGCAAACCTCTTAATAACCTACAAGGCTTTCGCTTTGGTAGCCTGACTGTTTTGCAGTTAGGTGAGAAGCAACGCCAGCACAATGGTGCTTGGTGGCTGTGCCTATGTGATTGCGGTACTCAAAAGAACATTCCTGCTACTGACATGGTGCAAGGCAAGATTAGTTCGTGTGGATGTGAGCATACAAAGCGTATAGCCAAGTCAAACATCACGCATGGCATGAGCAAAACCCGCACATATAAATTGTGGGAAGCAATGCGTAATCGCTGTAATCGCATCAATCAAGACTATTCTTGCCGTGGAATTACTTATGATGAACGTTGGGATGCTTTTGAAAACTTCCTACAAGACATGGGTGAAGCACCAGAAGGACTTAGCCTTGACCGCATAGACTTCAATGGTAATTACCATAAGGCTAATTGCCGTTGGGCTACTCGTGAACAGCAAGCAAACAATACACGGGCTAATATTTTTATTGAATGGGATGGTAAACGCCAAACTCGTTCACAATGGGAAAAGGAATTAGGTATGCAACCAACAACTTTGCGCTCCAGATTAAAGGCTGGTTGGACTATGGAAAAAGCCATGCAACCACTTGCGGCTCTGAAAGGATAAGACATGGTAGCCTCAATAAATGCTTCAACTTCCGCAGGGGTGGTTACGACTGCTGATACTTCGGGAATTTTGCAACTACAAACTGCATCTACAGCGGCAGTCACGATAGACGCAAACCAAAGAACAGCGTTTGTAGCGGGTACAGCGGCACTCCCTGCCATTACTACTACAGGTGATACCAACACAGGCATCTTCTTCCCTGCCGCTGACACCATTGCTTTTAGTGAAGGTGGTGCGGAGGCTATGCGTATTGATTCCTCTGGTAATGTGATGGTTGGAGCGACAAGTTCAAATTATCGTTTAAGAGCGCAAGGGGCAGTTACAGATGCTGGTGAGGGTGATACAAATGTATTGCAAGGATTGGTAAGCACAACAGCACAAGCCGCTGGTGTCGGCCCTTCTCTCTTGTTTGTTGCTACATATGATGGTAGTAGCGGTCTTGCTGGAATGGGTTCTGTAGCAGGAATTAAAGAAAACAGTACCTCTGGAAATTATGCTGGCGCATTGAAGTTTATGACACGCCCTAATGGAAGCAACTTAGCAGAGCGTATGCGTATCGACTCTAGCGGTGGTGTTTGGTTTCGAACTACTGGTTCAGTAGAAACATGGAACGCTACTACTGGTACGTTTGCAAAAGTTGGTGATGCAACTTATCCAATAGGTACAACAGCACCGGGACTTAATGTAATTCTTAATAGAAACACATCAACAGGGCAAATTCAAGAATTTAAGTACAACGCAACGGCTGTCGGAAATATATCTGTAACTGGCTCTGCAACTGCATATAACACTGCATCTGATTACCGCCTAAAAGAAGACATTGCGCCAATGACGGGTGCATTGGCTAAAGTAGCACAACTTAAACCTGTTACATATAAGTGGAAAGTTGATGGTTCTGATGGGGAAGGTTTTATAGCCCATGAGTTAGCAGAGGTTTGCCCTCAAGCGGTTGAAGGGACAAAAGACGCAGTAGACGATGATGGAAAACCAATGCACCAAAGCATTGACACATCATTCCTAGTAGCAACGCTAACAGCGGCTATACAAGAACTAAAAGCAATAAACGACACACAAGCCGAAACAATCAACGCACTAACCGCCCGAATCGTGGCGCTAGAAACTAAGTAAGGAAAAAGTACTATGCCAGTGGTCATAAACGGGGACACAGGAATTTCTCCTGTAACAGCATCAGGCACATCAGCATCAGTAGACGGCATGACTGTAGGTCGTGGTGGTGGTGAGGTATCTACTAACACGGCTGTGGGTGCTAGTGCTTTAAATGCCAATACGACAGGGAGTTTGAGCGTTGCAATCGGCACTTCTGCTTTAGCGGCTAACACTACTTCAGACGCAAATACAGCAGTCGGTTATCAAGCCGCATCTACGCAAACTACTGGTGCTTTATATACAACTGCATTTGGTTATCAATCATTAAAAGCCAACACATCTGGCTCACAAAACAATGCTCTTGGTTTTCAGTCTTTAACAGCAAACACAACAGGCGCAAACAATAGTGGTTTTGGTACTTACGCTCTTGCTAGTAACACTACTGGCTCAACAAATACTGCATTTGGTAATGAAGCCCTGCGTTCCAACACAACAACATCTTTCAACACAGCAGTAGGTTATCAGGCTCTATATGCAAATACAGTAGCAGGAAATACCGCAACTGGTTATCAATCCATGCTTGCCACTACTACTGGCACAAGTAATGCGGCTTTTGGTTTGTGGACTTTAAAAGCAAACACTACAGGGCAGTTTAATACCGCACTTGGTGACCAAGCACTTCAAGCAAACACCACAGCATCTAACAATACAGCAGTAGGTTATACGGCTGGGTATAGTCATAATGGTACACAAGGAAATAATACATTTCTTGGTGCTTCCGCAGGATATGCAGTAACGACAGGCGATAGCAATACATTTGTAGGTAATAACGCTGGAAATGCAACAACTGCTACTACAACTGGTGGCGGTAATACTTATATTGGTTCAGCAACTCGTGGTTCTGCCGTAGCAAATACTAGGGAAATTGTTGTTGGGTTTAATTTTTCTGGTCAAGGAACAAATACAGTAGCACTTGGTAGTGATTTAGGAAAAATATACAACTCATATACTGTAAACGCCACATGGACTCAAACATCCGATGTAAGAATGAAGAAAAACATACAAGATGATTCTCTTGGTTTATCGTTCATCAATCGTTTACGCCCTGTAAAGTTTACTTGGAAACCTAGCAACGAACTAGAGCAAGATAACCCATACTACAAAGAAAAAAACATTCGCGACACAACAACAGTCATTCATGGCTTAATTGCTCAAGAAGTCAAAACGGCCTTGGATGCAGAAGGCGTAGATACCTTTGCTGGATGGGATGAAGGCGCAGATGGCATACAGGCAATTAGCCGTGAAATGTTTATTAGCCCGTTAATTAAAGCAATCCAAGAACTAAAGAATATCGTTGATGCACAAGCCACAGAAATTACCGCACTCAAAGCAAAGGTGGGAATATGAATGAATTAACAGAAGCACAGCAAATTGCAAAGCACTACTCTGCCGCAATGGATTCAGTAAACCTGATTAACGCTGGACAGCCAGAAGGCATGACAGCAGAAGATTGGGCAGACTGCTTGGCTCGTAATAAAGAGCATCTAAAGATTATGCTTGCCAAAGACTTTTGGACAACTGAGAACATGACACCGCTAGAGGATGCATCAGCATGAGCGACATTGCAATCACCCTGACCGCACAAGAAGCCGTTGACGTTATTAACATCATCGGTCAATTACCAACCCAGTCCAACGCTCATCCGTTGTACACAAAGTTGCGTAGTCAGGTAGAACCTCAGTTGCCAAAGACCGAACCAGCGGAGTAAGCCATTGACCCATTCACCCTACTTATGGCGGCTCAAGCCGCTGTTGGCTTTATTAAGCAGGGATGTTCTATGCTCCATGAGGGGCGTATGGAACTTGAGGGCGCAAAGAAGACGGTTGAGGGGGTTATCTCCGATGTCAAGGCAATCAAGGGCATTTTTGATTGGTTCGTTAGTTTATTCGCTAGTAAACCAGCCAAGTCAGAAGCAAAGCCTGTGGCGCAAAAGAAAGCCACAGCCAAACAGCAACAGTCCTATGAAGCCCTTGAACTCAAACTCATCAGCGAGATTGGGGCAAACCTCGGAGTCCTCTTTGACACACAACAACAGATTAACAACCATTACCTTGAACTAGAGGAGACAAGCAAAACCAACTATGACCCAGCGCAAAACACCAGTCAAAAAGCCATAGAGCGGGCATTGATTGAGTTGCAACTGGAGAAGTTGATGGAGCAGACTAGGGAGGCAATGGTCTACGCCCCGCCTGAGTTGAAGGACTTGTACAGTAGATTCCTCAAGATGCACCAAAAGATTGAACGTGAACAGGAATGGGCTAGGGCAGAAACAATTCGCAAGACTAGGTTGGCAAGGTGGAAACAGGAGCAAGAAGAGATTGAATTGATTGGGCTGGTAAGTAGTGGGGTCGCAGTTGTGTTTATATCTATGTTTTTTGGGTGGTTCATGTGGCAACTACGAAGCTGGTCTACTGGATATTGATAGGAGTGGCGATATGCGTAATTGTTGGAGTAACCTCGATGGCATACGTAGAAACCCTATATATGAAGGCACAACTCAAGCAAGAAATCAAAGAGTTGCGTAAGTTGAAACGTGAATTAAAGGAATCAAAATGATGACACTATTCTCAACCCTACTGTCTTTCCTGATGGGCGGGTTACCTAAACTGATGGACTTCTTCCAAGACCGTGCAGACAAGTCGCATGAACTAGCCTTGGCACAGATGCAGACTGAGCGCGAGTTGACTTTGAAAAAGGCTGGCTTAGAAGCACAAGAAAAGATTGAGCATATCCAGACAGAACAGATTCAGATTAACGCTGAAGTGACCAACGCACAGACGGCTATGCAAGAGCGCCAAGCCCTGTATGCCCATGATATTGCTATCGGTCAAGGAGCCAGCCAGTGGGTAGTAAACGCTCGCGCTATGGTGCGTCCTGCCATAACTTATGGCTTGTTCATCTTGTTTGCCTTTGTAGAAATCTTTGGCTTTTGGTTTGCTTTCTACAAGGAAGTGCCATTTGAGGTTGCGTTAGATCTGCTGTGGGATAACGAGACTCAGATCATCTGGGCATCTGTGGTGTCATTTTGGTTTGGTACACAAGCCTTTGGCAAGAAATGAACCTGTCAGACAAAGCTCTGAAGATGATTACGCACCATGAAGGTGTGCGTCAAAAGCCCTATCGTTGCCCAGCCAAGCTGTGGACGGTGGGGGTGGGTCATGTCCTGTACCCAGAGCAAGGCAAGATGAAGATAGAAGAGCGGGATGGGTTTGCCCTTAAAGACGCAGACAACCGCACGTTTAGCATGGAAGAAGTCAATGGAATTCTTAAAGCAGATTTGGCTCGGTTTGAGCGAGGTGTGGTTCAGTTCTGTCCTGTTCCCCTCACTCAGGGTCAGTACGATGCTCTTATCTCTTTTAGTTTTAATGTTGGTCTGGGAACACTACAGCGCTCAACCCTCCGTCAGAAGGTTCTTCGCGGGGATATGGAAGGCGCGGCAGAAGAACTCTTGAAGTATTGCAAGGCGGGTGGCAAAATACTCAAAGGGTTAGAAAACCGCCGTAAAGACGAGCGCTCCCTGTTCTTGTCATAGGATTTGAGATGCCACTTAAAAAAATACTACTAAGGCCGGGGGTCAATAAGGAGAACACTCGCTATACAACCGAAGGCGGTTGGTATGACTGCGACAAAATCCGCTTCCGCCAAGGCACACCTGAAAAAATAGGCGGGTGGCAACGCATCTCCGCCAGTACGTTTTTAGGCGTATGCCGTTCTTTGTGGTGCTGGGTAACTTTATCTGCTCTAAATTTACTTGGCGTAGGAACTAACCTCAAGTTCTATATTGAGCGCGGCGGCATATATAACGACATAACCCCTATTAGGGACACCGTTACCCTGTCAAATCCTTTCACGGCTACAGCCAGTTCAAGCGTGATCTCTGTAACGGATACGGCTCATGGATGTATAACAAACGACTATGTAACTTTTAGCGGCGCTGGAATTGTGGGGTTAGGTGGAAACATTACCGCCGCTGTTTTGACTGGTGAGTTTCAAGTCACGGTTGTTGATGTAAACACATATAGGATCACAGTCTCAGCCACAGCAAATGCGACAGATGCATCAGGATCGCCCGGCGGTGGTTCTGTGGTTACTCAATATCAGATTAATACTGGCCCCGCTTATGCTGTTCCATTAACAGGCTGGGGGACTGGTCTTTGGGGATATGGAACATGGGGATTTGGTGCGACTATTACAGATGCCATGCGTCTTTGGAGCCAAAATAACTTTGGGCAAGACTTAATCTTTGGCGCACGGGGCGGTGCTATCTATCTATGGAATGCTAATCTAGGTGTAACAAGTTCCACTTTTACGGTGACGATTGCTTCTCCAGCTGTGGTTACTTTTTCTAGTTTGACTAATCTGCCTAACGGAACAGCTATTCAATTGACTACTACGGGAGCTTTGCCCACGGGATTATCTGTAGGTACTGTCTACTATGTAGCCAATGTTTCTGGAGCTACTTGTAATTTGACCGCCACTTTTGGTGGGGCAAACATAATTACAACAGGCACCCAGTCTGGTGTTCATTCTGTATCCCCGCGAGGTATCAATATTGCCAGTCTAGCCAGCGCATCTAACTGTCCAACAGTACAGAACGTTATCCTTGTCTCTGATACAAGTAGATATGTGTTTGCTTTTGGATGTAATGCGCTTGGATCTACTACTCAAGATCCTATGCAGATTCGTTGGTCTAGCCAAGAATCCGTAGTGGAATGGACTCCATCTGCAACTAATACGGCAGGCGATCTCCGCTTATCGCACGGTTCTGAAATCATAACTGCGGCTCAAGCCCGTCAAGAGATCTTGGTATGGACTGACTCATCTTTGTATTCTCTTCAGTATGTAGGAGCGCCTGTAGTTTGGGGTTCTCAACTAGTAGGAGATAACCTGTCTATAGCGGGGCCAAATGCTGTTGCTTATGCCAACGGTGTAGCGTATTGGATGGGCGTAGATAAGTTTTATAAATATGATGGACGCACACAAACTCTTTCATGCGATCTGCGTCAATACATATTTGAAGACATTGACAGACAGCAATTTGAGCAAGTAGTAGCGGGAACAAACGAAGGTTTCAACGAGATCTGGTGGTTCTACTGTTCTGAAGGCTCTACTACTGTGGATCGTTATGTTGTCTATAACTACCTTGAGCCAGACGGCAAAGGCGGTATGGGTGTTTGGTATTACGGGTTTATGGCAAGAACAGCATGGTTTGACTCTGGTTTAAGAGATTATCCAATTGCGGCTACTTACGACTACAACATAGTTGACCATGAATTTGGGGTTGATGACAACGCTACTGGAACTACTCTTCCTATTGAGGCTTACATTACATCCGCAGAATTTGACCTTGAGGATGGAGATAGGTTTGGATTTATATGGCGCGTAGTGCCAGACATTACATTCCGTGGATCTACGGCGGCAAGCCCGCAAGTTACGATGTATCTAAAACCTATGCAAAACTCAGGCTCTGGATACAACAACCCTCAGTCTGTAGGTGGTAATGCTTCTGCCACGATCACTCGCACGGCAACTCTTCCTATTGAAGAGTTTACGGGGCAGATCTATACAAGGGTAAGAGGCCGTCAAATATCTATGGAAGTTAGATCTACAGCCACTGGAGTTACTTGGCAACTAGGCTCACCCCGTCTAGACATTAGACAGGATGGAAGACGATGACATTCATTGTTACCTCTGAGTCTGATCTTAATAGGATTGCGGCACCTGCACTACCAACAGCACCGGAGCAATACTCGGCCATATATCAAGGTCAGCTTGGTAATGTTTTGCGCTTGTACTTTAATCGTATACAAGGAATATTAGATCAACTAAATACAGATAGCGGGATACTTCCCGCCCTTACCGTTTATACAGTAGCAACCCTACCAAGTGCAGCCACATCTGGGATTGGGGCTAGGGCGTTTGTATCGGATGCTTTGTCGCCTACGTTTGGTTCAACTGTGGCTGCGGGTGGGGCAGTTAAAACGCCTGTATATTCAGACGGAACAAACTGGAAGGTCGGATGAATTTCATAGAGCTATTAAACAAAGTTGCCCGAGTTGCTCGCCCAGCTCACCATGAGTTCGTCCCTATTGAGCGGATGGACGAAAGGTTTGAGGAAACTTGCTTTGACTCCCTAGACATGCTGATGATCGGTATGTTCATGGGCATGATCTATGACATAGACGACGAGATATCTAAAGAGTTCCAGCCTGAGACTGTAGATGAGCTGTATGACTTTATCCAGCTGCATAAGACGCGCGATCCTGAGTCTATGGAATGGGCTTTGGAGCAGATCAAATGATCCATCTGACCCACTACCGGACGGCCTACTCAACTACGGTTGAGCTGATGGAAGGGCCGTTTCCTCAGAGCGTTCACTGGTTTCCAGAGACATACGCCCGCGTGAGTACTGGGATGTTCTACCCTCCTCACCGCTTGGCCGAGAAGGTTCTAGACCCTAATCTGGTCAAATCCCTACGAGAGAACCGCGTTGGCAAGACTGCATTTATTCTTGCTTCAGGTAACGCCCACTTTGCCGGAATTAACCCACGCTCTAAGAAGCCTACGAGGTTGTCCTATGAATACAAGTTCCTCCCCTTTTCCCTTACTCAGGTCTACGCTGGAAGAACAGCCCAAGCTCTGGGTGCTACGGATCATGTTGTTACCGATGCCACGGCCTGCGCCTCCAGTCTTAAAGCACTGATGGATGTACAGACCCTGATCAACCATTATGGGTTTGCTCGGGTCATTGTCCTATCGGTAGAAGACGCTGTATCAAACGCGGTGCTTGAGTTCTTTGGCGAGGCCAGAGCGTCCTTGTCTCAAAAAGATGAGGAACGCGGCGTATTGCCATCAGCTTTTGATGACACTAACTACGGCTTTAGAGTTGGCCAAGGCGCTGTACTAGCGGTGTTTGAGGCTGACTCGGACAACCCACTGGCCACCCTCAAAGGCGCATACACAGCTAGCGAGGATCACTCAAATGCTATCGGCCAGCGAGAGGATGGGCAGGGGTTTGTGCGCTCTATTGAGGGTGCTTTGCATGTTTCTGGCGCTACCGCCGAGCAGATCAAAGTAGTCAAAACCCATGGCACTGGAACAAGTTCCAATAATGCAGCTGAGAAGGCCGCTTTAAATTACTGTTTAGGGGATTACATTGCAACGTCATACAAGGCTAAAATCGGCCACACTATGGGCGCCAGTGGCTTGCTCGAGACATGTTTGCTAATTGACGATTTAAAACGTGGCGTTGTGCCAAAGATAGAAAACCGCACAACACATGACAACCAGTTTCTTTCCTATGATGAGTCTAACCCCGGCGGGTTGATTCTCAGCTTGGCCGCTGGCATGGGTAATGTGTATTCGGCAGCAATTCTGGAGATCTAGTATGGCAATGGTGGACAGCAAGGAGAAAAAATTAGATTTTGCACAAATTGCTGCCATCGCAATTAAGAACACGCATTCCTCCGTTCCAGACAGAATGGCTATGCCCGCAATCCTTACTGAAGTAACTCAGCCAAATACAGACGTAAAACAAATTGGTAACACCGTGTTTATCCTGCACAAAGGGAAAAACGGACAAGCATTTTTTAAAGCTCTGAACGCTGACAAAGCCCGTAACTTTGTAGAGAACAGTAAACAGTATGTGGTCTATGCCAAGAAGATTGGCATGAACATGCTGGTCACAGAGTTTGATGATCCGGCAATAAGTACTTTATTCCACGCCATCTCTAAGAAGCCTCCAATGCCCGGCATGGGGTTCAAAGAGTACAAGCTCAAATCCGGCGGCAGGCGGATTGTTTTGAATTTAGGACAATGATATGGGTGCAGTAGCAGATGCAGTCAGTGACTTAGGTAGTAGCGTAAGCGATACCGTTTCTGACGTTGGCGATTTTGTTGAAGATACAGGTCAAGCTGTTATTGACGAAGTTGTTACGCCTGTAGTTGAGTCTGTTCAGAAGACCTATGATGCTTTTGAAGAAGACCCAGTAGGCACATCGTTAAAGATAGCTGCAGCTGCGTCTGGTAATCCTTATTATGTTTTGGCGGCCAATACTGCGGTTGAGGTGGCAAATGGGGCTGAACTTGATGAAGCTCTTGAGAAAGGCGCAACAGCCGCTGCTAAAACTTATGTTGCACAGAAAATAGGGCAGGCGGTTGGTGAAGAAGTTAATGCTGGTGTAGATAGCGCCGGCGCCGCAAGTACATATGGAACAGACGTAGGCTCCCAGCAAAGTAATATGCTGGCCGCTCAAGACGCTGGCATGGGGACGGCTGGTGATGTGGCTGGAAACGTAGCAGGCAAGATTGCTGGTGGCACAGCTGCAGGCGTAGTAATGGGCCAAGACCCATTAACAGCACTTACAAACTCAGGTATTTCAGCTGGAACATCTGCTGTAACAAGTCAAATCCCCGGCTTTGACCAACTCTCTCCAACTGCTCAAAGGGCGGTAAACGCTACTGTTGCGGCCACTCTGATGGGCGGAGATCCCACTCAAGCTCTTGTAAACGCCGCAATTAATGCGGGTATTAACGAAGCAAAATCCCAATACAAAGCCGCACAGATGTCGGAAGTTGGCGGCACAAGAGGCCCTGACAATATTGATGTAGGCGGCGGATTTAATCCTGCTGCTGGATCCATAAGCTCAACAAATGAGCTTGCCGAACAAGTTATTCCACAGGGAGTACAAGTTGCCGGCCCAATAGATGCTGCGTCCCTCAATAGAGTAGATGTATCTGGCGCACCAATCTATGCCGAGAGTTCTGCAGCCAAAACTTACAGACCCCCATTTGGCTATCGTTTAATGTCTTCAGCCGAGGTTGATAACAAGCCAGCTGGTGCTTTCTACGATCCCACGACTAATGCTTGGTTAGCTCCTGACAATGAAGCCGTAGCCGGGCTTCAGCAAGAGCTAATGAAGGGGCCGGAGACTAAACCAGAAGAACCGCCTGAGCAAACAAACATAATTCCTGAAAAGCCCAATCAAGTTCCTGTAGTTGATACAGAATTTACGCCTGATCTCAAGACAAGCCAAGAAGACTTCTTAGCGTCTATTGGCATTAACCCAGACTCCGTGTCTGGAATGCCCGCTCAACAGACTGATCCGCTTGCTGGAATTGCAGAAGCACCTACTACTCCGCCCGTTCAAACTACAGCTAGCGATAAAGCTTATTGGGATGCAATAGGTATTGATCCAAACTCAGTATCGTCTATGCCCGCTATGGAGACAGATCCATTGGCTGACATCATTCCTGTGACCCAACAACCTACATTGGCAGAGCTTTCAAAATCATTGACAAGCACACCAACCTCAACTCCTGTGGCATCCGTAAAAGTTCCAACATCTACAAGTGGTGGGTTTAACTTTGGAAATGCGGCTTTAGTTGGCGGGGCAGCTTTAGGCTTGGGTGCATTGGCTAGTGACAGTTCAAGCCCAGCTGCACAAGCGGCCGCTTACAGGCAACAAGTTCTTAACTGGAATGCTCGCCCAGTAGAGGCTCCTATTGATGGTGCGGCCCAAGGACAAGCAATGCTTGACCCTCGGTTTGCAGCACAAGGCGGTCTAATGTCTTTGGCTGGTGGAGGCCTATCTTCTTTAGGTGGCTACTCCGATGGAGGCCGGTTACTCAAAGGCCCCGGAGATGGAATGTCAGACCATATCCCAGCTTCAATCAGCAACAAACAACCAGCCAGATTAGCTGATGGCGAGTTTGTAATTCCCGCTGATGTAGTCTCTCATCTTGGAAACGGCTCGACAGATGCTGGAGCTAAGGTTTTATACAAGATGATGGACCAAGTTCGCAGAGCCCGCACGGGAAATCCCAAGCAAGGCAAACAAATTAAACCCCAAAAATTTATTCCTAAGTAAGGAAATACCATGGCACTACTATCATCTTCAGGGCTTACAGACACCCCATCCAAAGCAACGGTAACGGGGCCAAGCGCTTTTACGCAACCTTACGTCTCTGATGTACTGAACAAGGGTCAAGCGCTTCTTAACAACCCGGCTCCTCAGTACACGGGTCAGTTAACCGCTGGCACCTCTGAGCTTCAAAACAAAGCATTTCAAGGATTGTCAAACCTGACTTTGCCGTCCACCATGACTACGGCCGGTACCAATCTTTTAGATATTGGCAACAAATCAGCTGGAACAAGTTACAACCCTGTTGGTAGTGCATTTGATGCAAATGCCGCCCAGCAGTACATGAACCCGTATCTGCAGAACGCGCTCAATCCACAATTAGAAGAAGCCCGTCGCCAAGCGCAGATCACTCAGCTAGCAAATAACGCTAAAGCTACACAAGCCGGTGCATATGGCGGATCTCGTCAGGCTTTGATGGACACTGAGACTCAACGCAATTTAGGAACTAACTTAGCTGCTATTACCGGTCAGGGCTACAACACTGCCTACGATAAGGCGGCAGCTCAATTTAATGCTGATCAAGCTCGCAGGATTCAAGAAGCTCAGTACGGTACAGATGTAGGACTCAAAGGCCTATCTCAAGCAGCGACGGCAAATCAAGCCGCAGGAAACGTAGGAGCCCAACAGGCTCAGTATGGATTGCAAAATCTTACAGCTTTGGGTGCTGCTGGAAATACTCAGCAAGCTCAAAATCAAGCTGGCCTCAATGCTCTGTACAACCAGTACCTTGAGCAAAGAAACTATCCCGGCACTTTATTGGCCAATCAAGCCAACCTCATCAAAGGTATTGGCGGGGCTACTTCAAGCGAATACATGGCTAAACCAAGCTTCTTGCAAACTGCTGTTGGTACTGCTGCTGGCACTGCGGAGCTTATTAAGAACCTCAAAGCTTCTGGTATGACTGGTGACACCATTACCAACGTACTGAAAGCTGCTGGTATTAACCCAAGTACTTTGCTAAATAGAAATTCAATTAGCCCAGATCAAGTTCCATTTGGATACACGCTATCCCCAGATGGCACTTACATAACTGATTCACAAGGCGGAAGATATACACCGGGAGCTAATGGGGAGCTCATCCCAACAGGCTCAACTGAATCGCCTCTCTACGATCCAAGCACTGGTTACAACCCATATGAAACCCCCCCAAATGAAAATAGATTTGATACAGGCGGGTTTGAGGCCGAAGACACAAGTTATAACGAATAGGAGCCAACATGGCCATCGAACCACAAAACCTAATTCAAGTTCAAAGCAGTCTTCAAGACCCGTTCACGGTCAAGAATGAAGACCTAATCAAGTACGCCAATGGCTCAAACCCAGAGGTGCCGGCATTCCTCGCTTTGATTGAGATGAATCGTCGCAAGCAAATAGAAGAAGGCAGTGCGGCACTTGATACAACCAAGGGAACTATCAAAGACCAAGTTGCTGGCGCTTTAACGACTGCTCCTACAGGCATCAACCCAACGGCTAACCCCTATACAGTTAACCCAACTGCCGCGCCAAACATGGTTAACCCTGCGGCCGCACAGCCCGATCAAGGCATTACCCAATTACCCCAAGGATTTAACCCAACTCAAGCTCCTCCTATGCAGCAACCATCGCCTGCAAGACCGGTCATGGCTGCTGGTGGTGGGCTAATGTCTTTGCCCGTCAATCACTTCAATGAGAGTAGTTACGCGGGCGGCGGTATTGTTGCGTTTCAATCTGGCGGAGAAACTGCATATAAATTACCTAAAGAAGAAGTTCCAGATTACGCACTTATTTCTGATCAACCAAATCAGTCAGATGCGGAACGTGTTCGTTTACTTAGGGCGGAGCAAGAGGCTCGTATAAGAACAGGACGCCCAATGCTTGAAAGTGCTGGAACTACTTTGGTTAACTTGCCAACTGATGAAACACCAGTTCCAAGAGCAGCTCCAGTAGCTGCACCTAAACCCGGTTCTTACGAAGCAATCCTTGCAAGTCTTCCTAAAGCGCCAGAGATAACTTCTACTGCACCACAGACTCTTAGCCGAGCCCAAGCTTTTGAGGGCATCAAAGAAAGCCAAAAGCTAGCTGGCGTAAAAGAAGATCCTTATGCAGAAGCAACAAAACGTCAAACTGCAAAAGAAAAGCGCGAGCAAGAAGTGTATGAGCGTGGTGGTATTGATCGTTTGATTGCTCAAGCTAGTGCATTTGCTAAAGCCGATCCAGCCCGTGGTATTGGTTACCAAGGTGCCGTGGCTGCCGAAGCTTCAGCGGTATTGCAAAAAGAACAAGACATCATCCGCGACAAACAAGAGACTGCGGCTATTGAGTTCCATAAGAGCATAGCCAAAGAGGAAGACGCCAAACGCCGTGGTGATGCAGCTGGCATTGAGGCCGCTGTTGCCGAAAGAGAAAAAGCTAAAAGAGAGTTTGACAAACTTACTGTTGATGCCTTTAAGGTTAAAACTGACCTTGGAACTTTGGCTGCCAATATATACGGCACTCAAGAAACTGCAACAACCCAAAGAGCAGCAAACGCCAATACGGCAGCGTATCAAAAAGGTATGCTTGGCTATTACAACGAAATGGCTAGGATTGCTGAAGCAACAAAACCATCTGCAGAAGATAAGGCGGTTGTTAAAGCAGAAGCCGCTACAAATGCTGATCCTCAATACAAACGGGAGGCTGAGCGTATTGGCATTAATGGCGGCTTAGAGCCCGGTTCCCCGGAGTTCAATGCAGCTTTACAGCGCATGTATGAAATAAGAGCGTTCCACTTTAAAACAGCAAAGGCAGAATTACCTCCATTACCACCGTTACCTTTAGTTATTGAAATGGCAAAGAAACCCGGATGGTGGGCAAGAAATGTCCCAGAATTTTTAGGTGGCGCACCTTCCGGCCCCAAACCTGTAAAATTTGAAGATCTACCAAAATAAGGGGCGGGCATGGATGTCTTAATGCCAGATGGCAGAACGGTAACAGGCGTTCCTGACAATATTACGCAAACAGAATTACTGGCGCGTTATGGCAAATATACAGCTGGCGCTCCTACGCAAGCTCAACCAAACGTTCCAGAGGCTGGTCTTCCATCTATAGTTCCAGCCGCTGCACCAGTAGCTCAAGCAGCCCCAGCTGAACCAGCCGCTCCAATGGCTCCTAATGTGATGGATGCCCAAGCGTACAAGGCAGCATTGGAAAAGCGCAACCAAGAATCTCCAGAGCGCACAATTTCAGGTACAGCCGTTGATGCTGGCATTACTTTCCTCAAAGGGGCTATTGGCTTGCCTGAGTCATTTGTTGGCTTGGCAGATATTCCAACTCGAGGCGCTTTGGGTAAGTTCCTTGAGCAAAATGGTTACAAACCAAAAGAAGCTAGTGCAATCCTAGACACCTACTATTCAGAAGCCCAACAAGCGGCCAATCGCAAGGTAAAAGAAGCTGAAGGCTTTGGCGGAACAGTTCAATCCGTTTTACAAAACCCTAGCACGATTGCTACTGCTGTTGGCGAGTCTCTCCCTCAAATGATTGGTGGGGCAGGTATAGCTAGAGGCATATTAAAAGCCGCTCCTAAAGTAGGCGGTGCAATTGCTGGTGGTCTTGGTGAAGGTATCTTAGGCGCTGGTTCTGCCGCTGAAAACATCCGCGCACAGAATGCAAACAAGTTACTCACAACAGAACAGTCCTTAGCTTCTCTAGGAAGTGGTGCTGGCACTGCTTTCTTTGGTGTAGTTGGTGGTCGTTTGGCTCAGAAACTTGGCCTTGATGACGTACAGACCATGCTTGCAACTGGCTCTTCACTAGGCCCAGCTAAGTCTGTTGCTGACTTTGCCAAGCGCGTTGTTGGTTCTGGAGTATCTGAAGGCGCATTCCAAGAATTGCCTCAGTCAGCTCAAGAACAAGTGTGGATGAACTACGCCACAGATCGCCCTATATTTGAAGGCGTTCCAGAAGCCGCAGGAATGGGGCTTGTAACTGGCTTTGCAATGGGTGCGTTGGGTGGTGGTGCCGGTGCAGTTGGCAAGCAGCCACAAGGCATTCAGCAACTGGTTCAACAGAATCAACAAATACTTGGCACTCCTCCGGCAGGCACTCAACCACCTGCCGTTTCACCTGCCGTTTCACCTGCCGTTGCGCCCGTGGCAGGCCCAGAAGTTATTAATCCAATCAACGGAAACACTGTTACACCGGCCGATCCTAGTTATGTTGCCGTGGTTAGAGCAATAGGCT